TACTTCTTTAAACTTAGCACCTTTAAAGGCTCTAGGATAAAGTTCTCGAGACTTATCTATAAGTTCTCTTAGTTCTGGCATAGACCTTCTAAGTATCAAAGCTCTATGCTCTGATATATGGCAGTAACGCAATGGGTCTATTAACATTGCAAAACTTTTACCACCACCTGCTGCTCCACCGTAAAGAACATCTTTTTCGGATGCAGCTAAGAAATCTGTTTGAGGTCCTTCGTTAGGCATAAATGCCACATGAGAACCTGTATTATCTAAATGTTTTTGTATCTGATCAGGAAGTGTTTTACTTTCTTCCTTTGTGATAACATTAGATGTTAAAACTTTTTCTTCAGTGTCAAGTTCTTTCTTGACTCTTGCTAAACTTCTTGTTAGCTTTTGAACTTTCTTAGACTTCTTAGTTAATTTGTTTTTAGCTCTTACTGCTAATTGCAAATCTGAAAGCTCTGAATTCTTTGGTCTACCGGGCTTACGCTTTGGTGTACCGTCTTTCTTTAGTATATAGCTCCCGTCAGGGTTTGTCAAGTAATTTTTAGGATTTTTTTCCCAGTCTGTCATATATTTTATCTACGTATTTTTTTAATCCGGGTCTTGACATCTTTCTATTTGTTTCAGCTTCTAACCAATCTACCCCAATGCCTAGGCTAATTTCTTCATGAAAAACAGATTCAGCTACTTCCTTAAGCACAGCCAACTCTGTTTCTATTGGTTTTAGATAACCATCAAAGTTTTCATCAAGTTCATACCCAAAAGGTATAGTTGAAGAAGTTCTTCTGATATAGTTATCAGGGACAAACATTTAGATTATCCACATAATTACAAAAGCTGATATAAAACCTATACCATACCATATACCCCACACTTGCATGTCTGTAAGGTCGTTAGTATTAATAATACTATTTATTTTTTTTTCAATTTTATCTTTCATTATCTTGTTCCTCTTGTTGTTTATTTTTTTTACCAAATATTTTATCCCAGTTGTCTCTATAGTCTTGTGTATAGAATCCGGGTCTGGGATTAGCACCCTTACCACCATGGGTATTTTTATAGATTGGTGATCTAAATGTTATTGGCTTTTCATCACTGCCTATTTGTTTACCCATTACTTAAACATCTTCCAAACTTTATTTATTCTTCCACACTTCATAAACTTGTGTATCTTATTAAATACTTTTACCATTTAACTTTGTTAGCCCAGTATGCTGCAGACAACACACCTTTGGCGATGTTCTTAGCGTGACGAGCTTTAAAAGATTTTCTTTTCATTTTAGTTTTACGAGACTCACCTGCTTTAGGTTTACCTGCAGTCTTAGCACCTTGCTCTCCAAATCTAATAGTTTTAATTGTACTACCTGATTTAGCAACAACAATGTGTGACTTTTTAGGATGGTTAGGAGTACGTTTAGGTTTATTATAACCACTTACTCCTGCTCGTTTTAATCTACCATCAGCTTTACCACCTTTAGCCATTCTAAATTTTTTTGTTTTTTCTGCAATCTTCTTAGGTTGTTTAGAGTGTTGCTTACCGGCAGCTTTGTCTTTACGTTTGGCTGCTGTAGTAGCTGCATACTCGGAATCACTTAAAGACTCTCGTGCAGCTTTGGGTAGATATCTTTCACCTGTCTCGCTGGACTTCTTACCAGACTTAGTTCCCCAGTCTTGTTTGCTCCAGTCTTTTAAAGACTTTTGAGATTTTGCAAGTGCCATTAAGTGTAACCTCCACCAGCTTTTTTGTAAGCTTTAGCTAATGCCTGTGCTTTACGTGCAGACCATTTACCGGCTGCAGTACCGTGTGAAGCTTGTGACTTTATTCTTTGAAATATTTTTTTACGTTTGGTTGGTTGAGTGTAGTTACCGGCTGCATTAACTTTTGACTTAGCTTTACCACCTTTTCTAAATTGTAATCTTTCTAATAACATTAATGTACTATCCTATCTTCTTCTTTTGGAATTATGTTTAAGTATTCTTTTTCTAAATCATCATCTACATAGATACTATCTAACTCTCCGACAACAACCAAATGGTTCTGAGCTGCAGCTAGTTCTGCTTGTTCATATGTTGAAGCTACAATATTAGGACCTGTAAAGGTTGTACCGTAAGCTTTAATCTCAGTCAGAAATATCTTCATACTCTCCATCTTCAATATCTAGTGGGGCTTTGTCAGGCATTAAAAAAATACCACCTGCATTCATGTTGTGAGTAACATCTACTTTATCTACTTTAGTTACACCTACTCTATCTAAAAGAGTCTGTGCTGCTGCTAACTTATTGTTTGCTTGTATGATAGGTTTCTTAGAATCCATAATTTCTACAAGTTTAAAAGCTGCTTTGGGAGCTGAGTTAGCTAGAATCTCTTGAGTTATTTCTAGTATCTCAGACTTTAAAGTCTTTACAACATGATGATAGTGGCTTTTGTACCCTGCAAGTTCTGCAGCTTTTTTAGCATCACCTTGACATTCAATTAGATTTTCAAGAAAAGACTCTTGTTTAGGTGTTAGTTCACGTTTTGTTTGTGCACTGTCGATGCTTGGTAATATAGCCATGTTCTTTATTATAGCTGCACCTGAGAAATTTGTCAAGCTTTTAAAGTTTTTTTCTTTATACTATTGACAAAAGTGAATTGAGGATGTATAATAACTTTAGTGCCCCCCGGGTTAAAGCATACCTCAGAGCTCCCTGCTCACATGCTAAAACAACCTCTAGCACCCTTCAACTTATCCTTAAAATAATACCTATCTACTATAAAGATTTTGAAGTCTTTATGTCTCGGGTTGTAAACTAGATATAGAGTTATCTGGTTAATGGGTTATATGCTGTAAAATGTGCAACCATGCTATAGATATATAGGGTAGAGGGTATGGTCTCCTGCCCACCACCCCAAAGGCTTCGAAGTCTGTTAGATATAGCCCTATGTACACCTCATAGACTCTGAAGTCCTCAGAAGTACTGAAGTTAATAGCCTATCGGTAACATCTTTAGTGTTGTTTTATATGGTTTCTTTTAGTCTCCAAAGCTTTATAAGCTTTCCAAGTTCATGACTGATCATTACAACGACTTTCCAGTCTCAAAAGTATGTATCAATGTGCATGTTCTCCTGTTAATAACTGGTTAATGAAATTCATAAGCTTTCGAAGTCTAAAGTGTTTACAGATTTTTTAGTCGTTACACTTGCCAGGCCTTCGAAGACTCAGGACTTGGCTGCTAAAAAATCTATAAAACTTTTGAGATTATCTGGTTGCACAAGATAACTCAAAACTCAAGCACTTGATACTTGAAAGACTTCTGAATTAATGTATAATTTAGTTATAAACAGGAGAATAACATGAACAATTTAATTATACATATTCACGACACAAAAACTGGAAAGTCTTATGAGTGTCAATCAGTCATGAAAGCTTTGGATGTAATTATATATCTCAGCCAAAGTCGAGTGAGGGTGTTTTCCAACGACTATAAAGTCGAGGAAAGCTTAACTAATATTTCAAATAATAAAGGAGAAACTTATGGAATATAAAACAACACACGAAAGCATTAAATCTAATAAAGATGGAATGGCTACCGATAGGCAGGTAAATTATCTGATCGCTTTATATCGTGATGTGCTTAAAAGCAGCATCACTAAATCTATGAAAAAGTTAGATAAAGATAATGATTATATTAACTTCGGTTTGCGAGCTGGTGCTCTCAAAGGTAAGTTAGCGATTCATGCTTATAATACTTTTATTCCAATGAATAAAACTTTAACTAAAAATAAAGTATCAGAAATGATACATAACGCTAAAGAATCGCAGAAGTTTGATAAAGCTTTTGCAAAGGCTTTAGTAAAATCTGCTAATGATTATGTAAAACCTGCTCAAGCAAGTTAGTAATCAAACTTCTAAAACCTCAAAGTATTCAATATACTTTGGGGTTTTTTTTTGACTTCGTAGCCTTATAACCACAAAACCTCACATGAGCCTAAAGTCTCACAGGTTTTGTTTCTCTTTACCTTGGTGGGGGCTTTGACACCTAAACTTTTTAAAAGTGTGGTGTTTTTAAGAGCCCATACCCCTTAAATAAATAATTAAATAATTATCTATCTATCTAAATAAATTATAATGGGGGAATTTATAGGCTTGGGTCGGTAGTTGAGGGCGATTTTAACTAAAATGTTGCATAAATATTACAAAATGTAATATAATTGTAACATAAATAACACAAAAAGTACAATAAAAATTATAAAAAGGTACATAAAATAATAAAAACTTTTATTAATTTTTTTATATTTTAATAATTATACATGATCTTGACTTTCGATTCGAGATGTGCAATAGTGTAAAAGCATTCGGCACAAGTCGATAAAAAATATTTATTTGGAGATAAATTATGAAAAAACGATTAACTAAATCTCAAAGAGCAATTAATTCTGCTAAGTTTGAAGATATTAAATCTACAAAACACAGAATTATTGTTAGCTTCAATGATGAAGAGAAAGCAAAAAGATACCTTAGATCAAAGGGTTATAGGTATCAAGAAGTTTATTCTTTCAAAGAAGATAGAGCTTTGTTATACAAGAACTTCAAAAACTCTTGGGTAAAATTAGCATCATCATTTGATTATCTTAATGATAATACTATGGAGATGGGAACAGTTTGGAATATAGAAATTCTTTAACTATATATGGGGTTGACAAAACCTCTCAGGTCTGATAGACTTCTAAAAGTTTTTCAGGTTTCAATAAAATTTTAATTTTAATATAGGAGTATATTATGGAAGATGTAGAACATTTTAATATTGTAGATTTTATAGAGTCTACTTTAGAACTTAAAGAAGATAGTATCAAAGCTAATAGAGATATTGATGAAGAAATACAAAACTCTCAATTAGATTCAGATAACTATACATGAGCTTGACTTTCGCTTTCGGTTGTGTCAGACTTGTAAGCGAATCGAGGGCAAAGCCTTTTCGGATATAAAGTAAAAGAGCTGACAATAGATCAGATAAAATAATATCACTTTGTATTCAGGGACATGGAGAAACACCAGCGTAAAAGCGAAAACTTGTAAAACTATTTCAAAATAACCTGCATGAAACTCCCCCGAACCATACAGACATCATTGTGATTGTATGTGTAAATTCCCAGTTGCTAGTTGATGGGTACAAATAACTAGCACCTTTATTAACCTTAATAAACTATGGAGATAGTAAATATGTCAAAATTGATATACAGCAGAAATGGTAGTGAGACTACTGAAAGCATTGATAATGCATCACCTATGATTAAAGCAATATGGAATCAAGCACACTTCTTTGGTGCTAATATTGTTAGAGTGAGAGCAGAAAAGAATAGATTTGGTAATGACACAGGTCGTACTTTTAATTCTTTTCACCATGGTAGAGTATCAGTCTACAAGCAAAAAAATAAAGTGCATGAGAACAATGCTTTATACTTTGCTAGGAAGATACCTCTTACTAAAGTAAACAAAGGTATGCAAATACTTGAAGTTGCTTCTAGTCTTGATGTCCAAAACACTTTGGATACTATTGATGCTATTCAGTATTATTCAGAAACTTCTTTCTTAGGAAGACTTTGGAACAGAATTAGATATGGTACTCCCATGTCTATCACAGCATAAAGATTGACGAATCTTTAAATGCAACTGGCGTAAGCTACAACAGCCAGTATAATATATATAAGTAGACTAGGGTTTGTTAGTTCCCTACGCCAGAAAAAACTAACATAATTTTAACGCTAATATTTAAGGAGATAATTATGGCACAAATGAGAGTAAAAGATCAAGACCTAATCGTAGAGCAGGTCATAAATAAAATTGAAGAGAATGAACTTGGGAAGTTTAAATCTCGTGAAGATGTTCAAGCAATGAAAAATATCATAACTGAAAGAATTGCTATGATTGAAAAACTGTACAATACTTATAAAGAGTATGAGGAAAACATTAGAGATGATGTCAAAGAACTTACAAATTTAGTTAAAGAGTTCCAAGAATCAAATCAACTTGAGTATTCTAGTTATTCTATACAGCAAGGTTTTCAATTAGACAATGTTGGTTATGGAGTAGGAGTTCCTGAATACAAAATACTTTGGAACTTACCTTGGAAAACTAAACATGATTTGACTGCTAAACTCAGACTTCAAACTATGAGTGGAGACTTTGATGTCTACAAACTTATTGAGGAGTTGACAGAAGAGTTCAGTTCGTAGTATAATAGTTTTGTAGTTAGGAGTGAGCCTTTGTAAAAACCTTTCTGTATCAATTCGGTTGGCTTGAAGAGGTTAAGGATAAAAGTAAATAAGAACTAAACCACCATGCACTAACTACAAAGGTCTGATTTTTCCTCGTTGCGAGGTAGTTTGTACAGACTTTAAACAACAAAACTAAACATGCACTCATCAGTCCCTAGAGTATGAGTATAACTTCTAGAGTAGGGAGTAGTTGGCAGGTCTGCTGAAAAAACTGCCACTTAATTTTATAGGAGATAATTATGCAAACTATATATCAAATCGTTGAGGAAGTATGTGCAAGAGATTTTCCAATCCTTGCAAGACTATCTTATATACAACAGACAAAACTTATAGACATTATTTATAAAGATGTAATGTCAGGAGATAATCCTACTGAGATTGCAGAACATAAACTTTATGATTATGTTGAAGAGTTTATTGCAAAAGCTATCAGTGTTTATCTTGATGATTTCGTTGATTCTTATAAGGAGAATACTAATGCCTAAATATAATTTGCTATCAAGTGGTAGCACCAAAATTGAAAAGAGCAACAAACTATCTGACAAATATTTCAGTCGGATAATTTATTTAGCACCTGATGATCTAGCAGATGGCAAGAATACTTTGTGTCCATATGCTAAGATTGCTAAGTGTAGTGAAGCCTGTTTGAACACAGCAGGTATGGGTAAATTCTCTAATGTTCAACAGTCAAGAATTAGAAAGTCTTTGTTGTTCTTAAATGACCGACAGGAGTTCATGAGACAGCTTGTACAAGACGTAAATAAATTCTTGAAGGAGTGTGATAGGTTGGGTAAAAAACCTGCCCTACGTCTTAATGGTACAAGTGATATTCAATGGGAAACTATTGAGGTTGATGGGTACAAAAACATATTTGAAATGTACCCACAAATACAGTTCTATGACTACACAAAAATACCCACAAGAAAGGTAGAGCACATACCTAATTATCATTTGACTTGGAGTTATTCCCAAGCTAATGATAAGTATGCTACTATGTTTGACAAAGTATCAAACAATATTGCAGTAGTCTTTCGTGATGCTCTACCTAAAATGTTCAAGGGTTTGAAAGTAATTGATGGGGATAAACACGACATGAGATTCTTAGATGATACTCAAGTTGTAGTTGGACTTGTTGCAAAGGGGCAAGGCAAGAAAGATAATTCAGGCTTTGTAATTGATAATATAATAAATGCGAGGGCAATATAATGTATATACTAGATATAGAAGATAAACAAAAAAAATCAGATAACTCTGATACTGAATTGGATAGAAAGTTTGAGGAACTTTATGATGGTATTGAAGATATAAAATATAAACAAGAAGATTGTGAATCTGATATTGATAATGTTCAAAACGATATTCAAGATTTACAACTTGATGTGGGTAGTATGGAAAGAACCATTGAAGACTTACAAGATACTATCCAAGAACTACAAGATAAACTAGAGGAGATACAAGACTAATGGATAACTTAACTAAATCTCAAAGAGCAGAAAAAGCTGTAAGCAAAGCATTCTTTCAAGGGTGTGGTTTGTTTTTTAAATATTATAAACTTGACACAGACGAACACCAACAACGAATGCTATTGACTGTATCAGATATTAAATACAATGCTGATAGTGAAATCTTAGTAGGTGGTTGTATCAATACTGATGGGGATTACAGACAATTCTTTTTAGAAAACATGGAGTCTGTTAAACCTTTTCAGTATGTGTCTATTGACTAAAGGAACTTTTTATGATACAATACAAAAAGATTAAGGTGTCAGCTAAAGTAAAAGCTAAACATACAATATCAGATTATTTGATGAAGGTGTTTGATGGGTTGAAACATAATCCATTAGACTTTATAGATGAT